GCCATTACCAGTATCTGTAGTCATGTCGCTAAGCTCTTTCGCGGTTTTGTGTTTAACAACATACCCACTCGCAACAAGAGCATTAGTGGCAGCAATCAAACTTAGAACTGCAACACCTGCATGCACATATGGGTTTCTGAACACATACTGCGTGTCCACAAGGCTTTTATAACAAAACTGAGCCCAAGTGCGAGCATGTGGCGCGCCAGGCGAAAAATCGATGGGATTGGCCATATAGAAATCACGCCAGTCATAAATGGGTGGGTCTACAAACTCAGTCGTGCCAATTGGTCCAGCAGGTACAGAATCGCGAGTAAACACTTTGTCAGTGATTGGGTTTTCCACCTCTTCTTCAGAAACGTACTCGCCAAAGCCACCAAGTTTACCCACAACACGATCCATATTAGGCGTAAACGTGACGTGTTTGACTAATGTTTGCACTGTGAAATTTGGGTCATCATTAACAACCGATTTGGCAGACTTGTAATCAAACCAAGATTGGCGAGATTGCGGCACAAATGTGCGTTCACTAGTCCAATGGTTAACAAAGCCCTTGCCCTGCATTTTGGGATCATACTTTCTGTTGTGATAGTAACTGTGGGGTTTCAGATTTTCCAAAATGGCACGCGTAAGATGGCTTGTCAACTTGTTACCTTTAACATAGTTCACCAACTTACCGGAGTATTCATCAAATGTGGTTTTTCCAAAATGTGATAGTTCAATGAACAAAGTCTCAATGGTCGCCAACAACAAATCATCAGAGTTGTCCTCACTATGCTTCCAGTATACAGACTCGAGCACTACACGCAATTCCAAAGGAGCTTCGTACAAACCAGCCATAGATCTTCCAAGATATCTTACGGTATCAAGGGTATCAAGCTCTGTACTAACCTCTTTGGACCAGTGTGTGTACACCATGCCAAAACATGACAAGTAATGTGGAGCCAAATCACTACACTTCAAACCGTCCTGCTCAGTGGTAATGACATGGTCATCGCCATAGCAGGTCATTTGGAATTCAGTGATGTCCATGTTATACTTGGTAGTAAGGATGTGGTGCGTGATAATTATGTTGACAAATGAATTCAATATCGACGTGAGCGGTTCCCCGGATGGGTTGCCACCATGAGCACGATAAATCTTAGTTCCACATATGTGTAGTGCATTGTAAATGCTACTAGCACACCTATGTCTCATTTTGGCCATTTGGGGTCCATCGTTGTACCACCAATTTACATAATCAATGTATGCAACGATTGGGGCAATAGGAATGGTGCCATCATAATTGCTGAAATCACCAGACAAGACAGACCCTTTGCACTTGTTCAGCCTATTTTTAAGCAGCAACTTGTCAAGGCTGTGCATGTTAATGCCAACCGCGACAGGTTTATCAGTAGGGGTTGACTGTACATACGCAACATGTCCACCAAAAAGACGACGAACAACAACCAGGAAATCGATGGGACAACTAGAGATCACTCTACTCTTGCACTGAGCTACTTTCTCAACACTTCGAGTTTCATCTTTGAGTGTGTCTGCAAATATCACATCACACGGCATATCCGTTTCAAAGCAATTCCACATGTAGTCACAACTCTCACGAAAGTCATCAGAACATTCCAAACCAACATCAGTACGCACAATGAATGGTGCTTTACCTTTAGTGGCTTTCTTACTGAATGGATATCCAGCAGAAGTACCAGTATGTATAGATGGAATGTTTTTGTCAGGAACACCATTCAAAGCTTGCTCAAGAGTTAGCACAAACGTGAAATAAGGTTCACGTGGGTACAAATATTGTAAGTACGCTTGAGTGTCTGGGGACAGTTCCTCACATTCAAATTCAATTTGACGAATCTTTTCTAAAGCCATATACATGGGGTTCCTGATAACACCTTCGGGTGTGCGGACAACGTGAAGCACGACTGGAACATAGGTGGGAGGACCTTGCCAACCAAAACACAAAGATCTCTTGATCTTGGATTGCTTGGCTCCATAATTAGCATTGTCAATGCTAACTTCCCGCACTACTTTTAGTGGAAACTGACCAACGTTCGCTTCAGGTGCTATCATATACTCATGTTCCGTAACACAAAG